AGTCCTTGATCTGATAAAGCTTTCTTTGCTTCTTCTATCGTTGGTTGAGGAGTCTGCGGAGGGGGTGTAGCCTCATCGCTGTTCACGACAGACTCCGTACCTGATGATAATTTCTTTTCTAAGTCATGGTAGGCTTTCGCCATATCTTCAGGACTTTCAAATTTATCAGGCAACCATGAAGGCTGTTCATCCTCTCGTTGTACTGAATTAGCTTCTTCTGCTAGTTGTACCATAGATGCTTCATGTTCTTTAGTTCCTTCTACTGGAACTGGAGCATCTTCATGTGTATTAATTTGGTTAAGATCTGCCATTTTATTACCTCTTTAAAAGTTAATTATTCATTTGAGGTGGAGGTACTTCCCCCATACCTGATTGATTCATTCCTTTAGCCATCTCTGGAATAGCTTTTTCAGCTAATTTACCCATCGTTTGTTGATTCACCATCTGTGCTTGTGCTGCTTGAGCTTCCTGTGCTTCAAGCTGTTTCTGTTCTTCAGATTTTACTAAACCTTCAGTATCAATTCCAAGTGATCCTGCAAGTCTAGTGATATAATCTGATATATTTAATTGTGACATTGCTTCTGGACCAAGTGGAACTATACTTTGCATAAATTGTCCTAATTTATTTAGATCTTCCCCTCTTCCTAGAGCTTCAATTCCTGTAATAATAAGAGGTTTTAATCCTTCATCAGGTAACACAGGTATCTTCTTTTCTTTTCCCATCTTATGCATTAATAATTCTACCAAAGGTAATTGAAACTCCTGTGAAAGAACTGCATATACTCCTCCTAATGCTATCTCAAGCTCCTGATGAGCTATTCTAATTTCTTGTGCAGTAACACGTTCAGCATCTCTTCGGATAGAAGAGTTCATCAGGAACACTCTAGATAATCTAGTCTGTAACTGTGCAATAGTTTGTGCAGCTATAGCAAAATCCTGAGTCTTTCCAAGCTGAAGAGTAGATACATCGTTATCATCTCCTGTAACTATTGCTCCATTTGGAGAATCAGCAAGAGTTTTAATTCGTGTAGTTCCATTTGGTCTGACCATAAATAGAACTTTTGCAGCTGCTGCTGAACCTTCTACAATAGACTGAGTTAATGACTCTAAAGACTTTAAATCTCCTAAGTACTCTTCTACATATCCTCGTCCATAGTCTTCCCCATCCATTGATGTAAACCTAAGTGCAAGAAAAGGACATTTCTTCTTAGTGTATGAACCTTCTGATCCTGGAACTGTAAGACCATTTAATTCTTGGTGGATTATCCAGTTCTTTCCTGTCCATTTAACACAAGTATAGAGGTCTTGATTCTTTGTAGTGGCTTCAGATTCAGGATCAGTTAGAAGTTCTTTAGTACTTTCAGGTAAAGATAGAGGAGATAAAGATTCTTTAGTTATAATTTCTAATACATTTCCCATTGCATCTCGTTTGACCACATAACGATCTAAACGAAAAACTCTTATCTGTTCTTTGGGAGGTAAGTATACAAGAACATTTCCTGTAACAATAAGTTGTTTTAATGCCTCAGAAATAGGAACTCTTAATCCTCTAACTTCGATCTCCTGCATTACCATGCGTTCAATCTTTGCTAAGGACTCTTCAGCTTCAGATCTCTGTTCTGCTATTAGTGCTTCTAGTTCTGAGCTATCTACAACTAAACGAAAGAAGGGGGCATTAGGTGGAAGCAAGGTCATTAGAAGTTTGGAGCTTAAATTATTTACTCCTTCTGCTCCAATAGATTGAAAAGGAGTTATAAATTCTGTTGTACTTCTATGATCTTGTAGGGGTAGGAGACTAGGGATGGTAAACAAGGAAGCTTCTCTTCCTCTATTCAGATAGTTTTCTCTATCAGATGCATACTTATCATATTTTCCTTTGACTACACCTTCTTCAGCATACTCAGAGTCAATATTAATTTCAGTTTTTGTATACTTCTTCATTGATTAATTCGTAAAGATGATCTTGCCTGATTTTTTGCTTTGTTTGCTGCTAACTCTGCAGCTTTTTTGTTAGCTGTTAATCCAGAGTAAGCTGATTCATCTGGATCTACAGTTACAGCAGCTGCATCTGCAGGATTATGGATGAAGTCTGAAAGTTCCTGCATTTTTTCTCCTATATAATTGAAGACTCCTCCTATTTCTTGATTTACTTTTCCACCATAATAAGCAGCTCCTCCTGTAAAATCACCTAAAGTTCCTCCTTGTCCTGTTCCAAACTGTGCTAAGTTTGGTTGGTCAAGAGCATTAATAGAAGAAGTAGCAGGATTCAGATCTATATTATTTAAGTTTTGTCCTAATGTTCCATCACCTAATACATTACTTGTATCAGAAGTTCTAGGATCAAGATCTACTTCTGTTGTAGTCTCCGCTATATCTTCTATAATATCTGAACCACTAGATTTACATTCTGTAACTTCACCTGAATATTCAAATGAATCTTCAGAAACTTTCACTAGCTTATTACCAGCAACTTGATAAACAATTTCTTTATATATTTTCATATTATTTTAAGGGGAAATAGAACTGGTAACGAGTAATAGCGTTAGTTAATTCTTTAGTTTCTTCTACACGTTCTGCATAGTAATCAAGATCAGTATACATATACATCCCGACACATTTATTATGGACTGCAAATTTAGAAAGAATTTTGTACATATCTAAATATCGTTCTGCTACTGTCTCTTTATCTACATCTTTAGTACGAGTACAGGCATTAAGTACAAGAGTTTTTTTACCTGTAAAACTACACTTCTGTAATTGGGTTAGTACAATATAGTTTTCTTCACCTTCTACCCATAAGGTCATTGAGTTCTGAAAAGGATTTACTAATCTATTATAGATATAACTGTAAAAATCTTTTTTACTATCACTCATGATAAGTGCGCCACCATCAGTAGCTTCAAAAGCTTTTTTAATATTAGCTTTGTACTTATCCCAATTCTTTTCTATCTCTTCTGGTTTAATTAGTTGTAACATATCCTCCTCTTATGTTATTTAGACACTAGGTCTAATCCTCAGATTCATATTTCTACTACGAAATTTATTAGCTTTAAAGAGAGCTTCTTTTTCTTTAATAGTTTTGCCAGAACCAGCTATAAACTTTTCTGGTTCTACATCAGGAGTTGAACCTCCACTATTCATCATACACATCTTCTATACTCTCTTTATAAGTAGCTTCAATAACATTAATTACATCTTGTTGACCTTGAAAGAATCTAATCTCTTCTATATTACCTGATCCTTTTGGAGGTAATTTATTTGGAAAAGTTTCTTTTAACCATACTAATAAATCTTCAGAAATATTATACTTTGCTAACATATAGTAACCTTTCTGTTCCTAGAGTGGTACTTTTGTGTATACTAAATCAAAAGCATACACATAAGTATATGTATTTATTACACTATTTCACATGCTCCCCCTGAGCAAGAAAGCTCCTGGGAAGCTACTGTATAATCATCACTTTCATACTCAGAAAGCTTAGTCCAATCAAGAACAGGCATCTTTTTAAGGAGTGCTTTGTACTCTTTTTGAGAGCAATCCTGATATGGTGCTTGCTTATAAACATGATCAGAATAAGGAAGAAAAGAAACACCTGAAATTGAATCAAAGTTTCTATACACAAAGGCTCCTACTTCTAGCCACTCTTCTTCTTTTACAGATATAGTTTGAGAAACTTTATGTTCTGTAAATGCTTCACCATAAACTGCATGTAAAACTAGTTGATCTATAGCAGATAAATCATTCCTACACAAAGCACCTTTAGGAGACTCCATAGGAAATGAAAAGACTGCTCCTGTTTCTGGTTTAACTACATCATCTTCATAAGGAACTCCTTGATCTATCATTAGTTTAGTGATTGGATCTTTCTTATCTCCTCGTACTGTTCGGATGTAGTATAGACTATGCCTAGTATGTATTCCAGAAGCAGAGTTTACTAACTGACTGACTGTTCCTGAAGGTTTGATAGCAGTAATAGCGGCAGAAGAATTAATACCTATCTGACCAGACATCCATTTGTTCTGACCTAGTGCCATCTCTTTAAGAAGTTCTAAATTCTCAGAAAGAATATCAATCTCTGTAGGAGATACCAAGTCATGACCATTAGTCAGATCGTTATCCATAATTCCTGTAAGACTAACTCCCAACAATCTTTCTTCTTCACAGTTTGTTTTCCACTTATTAGATATGTACCTGAAGTTTGTTAGTGTTGATTGCCAAGTTCCAAGAACAGCTGCTAACTTAACTTTACGTTGTATGTCAGGCCACTTATCTTCAGAACGAACTACTGCTTCAGTAAGGTTACAGAACTCTCTAGGTCTTAGGATAATTTCAGAGCAAGGATTAGTTCCAAAGTCATGATTAGTTTCTCTTCGTTTACCTAGTTTTTCTGTATGTTTACGAGCATTAAAAGAAGAGAAGATACCACGTTCACCAGATTTGGACATGTACAGACTTCTCCACTCTTTTAAGAAGGTTCCTAAGTCTGGTTTTGCATGGTAGTTAGTTGAGTTATTAGCAAGGTATCTCTGAGCATTTTCATAACCAAACTCTCCTGTCTTACAGGTACGCAGCTCATCATCACCAAGATCTGATAGAGATAACAATGCACTTCTTCTTACTCCTCCTACTACAATACATTCTGCAATTTTACAAGTTATATCATGACATTCTAAAGGACGTAAGTTTCTTCCTTTTGCTCCTTGAAATTTTTCTATAGTAAATTGAAACAAAGATTCTAGAGGTTCAGGTCCGCTTGCTCTTCCTCCAAATGTTTTAAGTACTGCTCCTGCAGGTCTTACTGCAGACATATCCCAACTAGGAATCAAACCAGAACAAAGAAGAGAAAGTAATTCCCTAAAAGCTTTAGCCCATCCTAGTTTTGAGTCTCTAACCTTAATGACTGTATCAGTAGGATACAATTCTTCTGGAATAAATGGTAGCTTATGTGTGTGCTTAGTTTCTACAGAAAAACCTACTCCTGTTCCATTCATCAAGACATATAGAATCTCATCAAAAGCTTTCATAGAATCTATAGGAGTATATGCACAGTTATATCCAGCTATGTTTTCTTTCTTTAGTGCTGGTCCTGCTGTCATTAAGCACCTCATTGAGGGCATAACTTCTAAGTTTAATACTGCTTCTTCTAGCTCCATCCTGAGTTTCTTAGGGATGGTATAATTATAGTTCTCCTGTAAATGTTCTTCAAAGAATTTAAAATATCTACCTACAGTTTCTTCCCATGTTTCTCGTCTTCCTTTTTCAGGAACCCATCTTGAGTAACGACTAAGATGTATATACTCTTGATACTGACTAGGTAATTTATTCATTTTTTCCCCTTTCTCTTTCAATTAATTTTTCTAAATAAGTTTGAGCTTTTAACAAATCATTAACTCCTCCTTTGGATTGATAACGAGAAACATATTTAATAATATTTCCTTCTATAAAATCCAATTCATTAACTATGATGTATTCAAGAGGAGAAATTCCAAACCCTTCATAGTGATTAGGTTTTTTGATTAGATCTTCATTACTTTTTTCTACTATCTCTTTATTTCCTAGAGGTAGTATATTTTCAGGAGCATTATATAACTCATAACCAACTGGATCA